CTATGGCCCGGCTACAATCGTAGTGGGTACGTCCGGCACGATCAATCATATCTGCTTTGCAGCCACCGCCGGTTCTGGCACGCTTTTATTTGCAGGCACCTGTGCGCCTACGTCGGTTACCGCGGCCGGCACGTTGATCCTGAACGCCTGGGATGTGAACGAGATCAACGATCCGACGTAAGAGGCAACATGGCTACCGTCAATAAGATAATCGGCGGTATGGATGGTCTGATGACTGTCAGCCTGGACTACGATGATGCATCTCTGCGTGTCCTGGCATTTCACATCATCAATAATGCCACGCGTAGTTATACGATCAGCGCAACCAGTACGGTCAATGGCAAAAATTACCTGTTCAACATCCTCGCCAATTCGACCATCGACCAGAACGTACCGCCGGGCGCATCCAACCGCTTACAGTTAAGCATGACGGCATCGGGAAAACTCGATGGTGTTGAGTGGAGTATCTATTAAATGGCGATAGCATATCGCAACGGTTCAACGGCTGGTAACGCCAGCGGTGGAAATCTGACGATTACAAAACCAACAGATACCGCCGATGGCGATATTCTGATTGCGGTATGCTATAACGAAATAAGTTCATCGGCCTGGACAGCCCCGCTCGGCTGGACGCAGTACGGTACTGGACAGGGCGACTATGGACCATCTTCTTATGTAAATATCTATTGGAAAAGGGCATCTAGCGAAGGCGCTGATTATACCTTCAACATTGCGACAACCTGGCGCATTATTTCTATGGCGGCCTTTTCAGGCGCATTGGCTTCGGGTGATCCGATTGACGGCGGACCTACCGGTAACTCGGCTAATGCTGAGGGGCCGACGTTATTATCTATTACCACTGGTACTGATGCTACCATGTGTATTGGCCTGTTTGGAAATTATGGCGGGTTGAATGTCACAGCCGGCACATCGTCATATAATCCGGGCGCTGAATTAGGCGGGTGTGAAATATGGTACCTCATCAAAGCCAGCGCGGGAGCAACAGGTAACAAGGCGTTCGCAGGGGTTTCGGCGATTAATAAATGGTCCGACTATCATCTTGGAATTGAGATAGCATCATCAGGACCAGCAAGTGTTACTCCTGCCGAGGCTAATCAAGCCCAGGTATCCGACCCGGCAACGGTTAAAGTAATTTACCTATTGACACCCGCCGAATCCAAACAGACCCAAGTCTCTGATGCGGCGGTGGTCAATGCCATAACGCCGGTCACACCCGCAGAAGGACATCAAGTCCAGGTCTCTGATGCGGCGGTGGTTTGTGCCATCACTGCTATTACTCCGGCAGAGGCATCCCAGGCGCAAATATCGGATGCGGCTACCGTCAATGTAATTTATATCTTGTCGCCTGCCGAGGCTGTACAGGCGCAGGTGTCGGACGCGGCTATAGTTAAAGCGGTCTATCTGCTTACGCCAGCCGAGGCAAACCAGGCGCAAACCAGTGATACGGCGACGGTCAATGTTATTTATACCCTGACACCCGCTGAATCCAATCAGGCGCAGGTGTCGGATGTGGCAACCGTCAATGTCATTACGGTTCTGACACCTGCCGAAAGTAATCAAGCCCAGGTCAGCGATGCCGCAACTGTCACGTTCAACGGTATTGGCACAACTACCATTACGCCAGCCGAGGCAAACCAGGCGCAGGTCAGTGATGCCGCGATTGTATCATTCACGGGTCCGACCTATTCTGTAACGCCTTCAGATGCAAACCAGGCGCAGGTCAGCGACGCCGCGATAGTTACGTTTACTGGTCCGACATACGCAGTAACACCCGCGGATGCGTGGCAAGCACAGGTATCAGACGCCGCAACGGTTACATTTACTGCCGCGCCCACTACGGTATACATCACACCGGCGGAGAACCACCAGGCGCAGGTATCGGATATCTGTATATTGACTCTGTCCAGTGCGATCCTCCTGGCAATTCTCACGGTGAGGGCAAGAGAATTGAATTTAACCGTTGGTACAAGAGACCTTGATTTCGTGGTGCGGAAGCGCAAGACCACATTGGAGGTTGGCAAGAAATGACAGATAGTCTAAGAAAGGTAATCGAAAGCCCACAGTATCAGGGAACGGCAGAAATCGTCGCCTATGTGTTCGATTGGACTAAGAACGGAAGTCCATCTAGCGCCACCACTATATTGAAAGATAAGGCCTCGAGCGCAACCCTTGGTACAACCTATTTATCAGGCACAACTACGGTAGTAGGGGTAAATGTTACCACGCCGCTTGTCCAAGGGCTATTGGCTGGCAAAGAATACAGGCTAGAAACAGTTGTGACAATCAATACCAATACCCTCGGCGCTTACTGCGACCTGATCGGAGAGTGATTAATGGCAGCTCGTGCGGGAATGACAGATTTGATCGAGAGCACACGCGGTATGTGTGATGTGGGTTACGCCGATTACACCATTGGTACGACTTCCTATTGGAACGATGACGTCGTTCAAAAGGTGTTGGACCGCCACCGCAACGATATCAAACACATGGATATCGAACCCGAAACCACCTACCTGGCGAGCGGTACGATCCAATTCAAGGATTACTACATCGGCTATGGCAACCTGGAAAGCGGGACCGCCTTCTGGTTGGAGGATGCAACCGGGGCGGACATTGGAGGCACGGCTTACGGCGTGGATTATGACCGGGGGTTGGTATCGTTCAATTACGATACCCTGGGCAGTTCGGTGTTTGTGAATACGCGCGCCTTCGACCTGAACGCGGCTGCGGCGGACATCTGGAGGCACAAGGCTGCCAATACCGCCAAGATGTACTCGTTCTCGGCTGGTGGGCAAAGCCTCCAGCGCGGCCAGTTTATGCAGAACTGCATCCAGATGGCGACCTACTATGAGGGGTTGGCAGCGCCGACCAATATCAGTTTATACCGATCCGATTGCACACCGGCGGGAATTGAGGAAGGCAATGAGTAGCAGGTTGACTAACGCCGAACTCAACCAGATGCGGGCCGACCTTGAAGATGTGGTCCTGCCAGATACCTGTAACCTGCTCACGGCGACTAATACGGCAGATGGGGTAGGGGGGTACACCATCGCTTGGGGCACGGTTACAACCAATGTACCCTGCCGGATAGATCCAATTGTAGGGCGGTATGGACAGCAAGCCTGGGAGAAGGTAGTGGGCGGGGCGGTGCAACCCTTTGAGCGTTACATGCTCTACTTGCCGCACGACACCACGGTTACATCACATTATCGGGTGGAACAGGGCGACAATACCTATAACATCATCGGTATTTCGTTAGGCGCAAGCTGGCCTCTGTATTTGCAAGCATTGGTGGAGAAGGTATGAGCGAGATCGAGATTTATTTGAACTTCGATAAGTTGGATAAATTGATCGAGAACCTTGACCCGCGAGCGGAAAAGATTGTGGAGAAGATTGCATTCCAGGTAGAGGCAGTAGCAAAGACACTTGCGCCGGTTGATACAGGCGCATTGATGAACTCGATCTATACTTCCACCAAACAAAACAACACCCCGCCTAATGTCAATGTAAAACCTGGAGTAAGGACTTATTCATTACCAAACGCCAAGATAAATGAGGCTTACGTGGGGCCATCGGTCGATTATGGAATTTACCAAGAATTTGGACACTTTGCTGTTAATGGGGTATTTGTTCCGGCGCATCCTTACCTGTTCCCGGCGTTATTCCAGGCGCGCGCTATGTTTAATGAGATTTGGAAGGAGTTGTTCGTATGAGCGCACTCACGCCGCTTTATACAGGTGTATACAACACGCTTGGCGCGGGCACGGCGCTGACTGCGCTTTTGGGTGGTACGGCTATCTACAAAAGTCAAGCGCCGGATGGTACGCCGCTGCCTTACGTGGTTTATTCGCTTCAGGCGGGCGGGCCAGAGAATATCACGAAGAAAACCATAGAGAACGACTTGCTATTTGTCCGGGCGTATGCCACCAATGACGCAGCAGCTCGTGCGATAGATGACCAGGTGGATATCCTGCTACGCAATAAGTCCATAACCGTGACAGGTTATAACAATTTCTGCACATTTCGCACAGGCGATATCGACTTGCCATCGATGGATACAAATGGTGTAATCACGGCCTGCGTTGGCGGGCTGTATAGATTTAGACTTAGTAAAGCATAAGGAGTTAGATCATGGCAAACAATGAGTATGTTGGTTCTGCAAGTGCTTTGAGTTGGACGACAACGAACGGAACGACCGACCTATGGGCGGAGGGGCGCAATGTTACCTACACCCCATCTATCGACCTGATAGACGCTACCGCGGGCGCGGATACATACAAGCGCAAATTGGCGTCTTATAAAGATGCCAGTCTCACCGTCGCAAACGTGGCGCAAACTGATGGCACCCTATTAGTTGCACAGTGCCCTGAAGGACAGGTCGGTACGATGCTCTATTATCCGGCAGGGACCGCGGTGGGACGCGAGAAAGTCACTATGCCAGCTATCAGCATGGGTGTGACACGGACATCGCCGTATAACGATGTGGTCACTTACGGGCTGTCATTCTCCAGCAACGGTCCGGTTGTCTACGGCACGAACTAAGGGGCTGGCAATGACAAAAACTAGTGAGGTTGAATTTGATTTGTCTAAGGTCACCCTGGGCGAATACCGCGGCCTGTTCGAGGATAAGGCCGACCTAAAATACCAGGATGAAATCCTGCGTAAAGTCACCGGACTTACGCAGGATGAAGTTCTGGCTCTGCCGCTGCTGGAAAGCAAGCAGTTGTGGAGGGCATTCCTGAAGAAGGCGCGGGAGCCGCTGGAAGAAAAAAACTTAGTAAGCGCGTCTATTTCCACCTGAAGCAGGGCCAACCTGCTCCGATGGAGTTGTTACGATGGAATATAGCCGAGAAGTTCGGCTGGACGCTGGCAACGATAGACGCGCTTACGATGGCGGACTTGCAGGATTATTTCCAAATACAGGATGGTTACCGTGCGGCGCGTGAACCAGGTACGAAGGTGGCATGAGTTATCAACAGGATTAGGAGATAACTATGGATGGTGAGATAAGTCGCCTCTGGGCGACCATCGGGGCGGATACAAGCGGGCTAAAATCCGGTTTGGCTGGCGCTAAACAGCAACTAGGCGGTTTTGCGGGCGGTATTAAATCTGCATTGACGCCTCTAGCTCTTATGGGTGGGGCTGCCATTGTGGTTGATAAAGCCTTGGATCAGTTTGTGCAGTTCATGAAAGATGCTACCCAGGAGGCTAAAGAAGCTGCCCAGATCGACGCACAGTTGAATGCGGTGTTGACTTCAACGGGCGGTGTGGCAGGCATGACCGCTAACGAAATCAAGGGACTGGCTGGCGAATTTTCTAAGACATCCGGGACTGAAGATCATATCATCGAGAAAAGCGAGGCGCTTTTATTGACCTTCACCAATATCAGTTCGAACATATTTCCAAAGGTTACACAGGCCGCCATAAATATGAGCGCGGCATTGGGGAAAGACCTTAATTCCAGTATCACAACATTAGGCAAAGTGTTAGAAAATCCGACGGCGGGTTTAATGATGCTGCGCCGCGCGAACATCATCCTAACCGAATCACAGAAAGACGAAATAAAAGCACTTCAGGCGCAAGGCGATCTGCTTGGAGCGCAGAACGTCATCCTGGATGTGGTGACTACAAAATTCGGGGGCGCGGCCGAGGCGATTCACCTGGCGGGTGATCAATCGGATACCCTGGCAAATTCAACTAGAGAATTACAGATAGTCATCGGGCAGCATCTTCTACCAACACAACGTTTGTGGAATTCGTCACTGGCAGAATTACAAGATATGTTGCGCCTATCATTGACAGGGGTGAATGAACTGCGCGCCGGATTGGAAAATACCGAATCAGCCCTCCTTTTGACCTCTGGCGGTTACATCGATTATAGAGAGAAAGTAATCCAGGCGGCCCAGGGCGAAGGGGCGTTAATCAGGAACGGCGATCTGGTTCGGGCAGTAATGGGCAAGAATCGCACTGTTACCTATGAGGTAATCCAGGCCGATTTTCTTTTGACCGAGGCGCAATATAAAGAAAAACAGGCGACCGAGGCTTTGACAAGTTCAATAATAGATGGTTCGCAAGCATATATTAATTATCTAGATTCGGTCAAAGGCCAAAAGATTATCTATGATGAAGCCGCTTATTCCACTCTGCAATTTCGGCATAATACGGACGATTCGGCAAAGGCCACTTTGCAAGCCGGTGAAGCTGCCAAATTTGCTGGGGAACAGATAAAGGCAGCCAATGAAGACAATATTGCCATCACGGAACATCTTATCGGGGTATATCAAGATTGGGCCGACGCCGAACAGAAAGTAGCCGACAATGCTAAACAGATTTTATCTGTAGCCGACGCCGGGGTTTCCGGTATTCGAGATGCCTCCGAGACATTACGCAAGGAAATTCTCAACATGCCCTTAGTGCCAATGGAGGAATGGGCCGCTCGCCAATACGCTGCAATTGGCGAAGCTCTTGCCAATGGAAACATTCCACCCGCAACGGCTGAAACCCTCAGGGCGAAAGTCGATAAAACCCTAAACGATGCAATCAGTAAAGGCGGTAAGGTTACAGTACCCTTGGATATCAGTGTTAATACACGCCCTATTACCGGCATGGGATCGAAGGGGCAAAACCTATTAGATGCCGTTGTCGATGGTACTCCAATACCAGATGTAAAGGCAATCCTAGCCATGAATGCAACCTTTACAACTGATTTTATGTGGGGTAAAGCGGCTTATGAGGCTATGCGGAACAAGGATGTCACCATCACACAGCATATCATCACTATACCCGGAGAAGGTGGTGGAGGTGGTGGAGGCGGGGGAGGTGGAGGCGGGGGAGGCAAGAAAATAGACCGTGCATCCGGCGGTGCTAACTTTATCGTACCGCCTGGTTATCCCAACGATAGTTACCTGCTGCACGTCCAATCAGGCGAGCACGTCCAGGTAGCGCCCGCAGGCGAGAAGCCCAAGGGTGGAGGTGGAAATACGTATATTCTGAATCTGTACTCCAACAGTCCGGAAGAACCTATCATCCAGGATTTCGCCATGATGAAATCGGTATTTAACGCAGGAGTGTGATATGTCTGATATCCTGTCTATAATCAAACCCTTCGCCGCTACAAACTACGTGCTGAACCCGTCGTTCGAAAAGTGGACGGCGGGTGTACCGGATAACTGGACGGCCTACGGAACACCTACCCTCGCACAAGATTCGTCGGGTTTTAGTTGGCGCGGTGTATATTCCTGCTCGATATCCGCTGCAAGCGGCAACCGAGGAATATATCAGGATATTACTTTAACCAACGGACAGTCTTATAGAATATCCGTTTATGCGTACTTAGCGACCGGTAATGGAATAATAGTAACAGCGGAAGACAAAGGAGGAGGCAATCCCGTCGCTACAACGAGCAGTCTTGTAGGATGGCAGAGATTAAGCGTAACCAAAGTGGCCGCAGCAAACGGTATCAGAATTTCATTTGGTTCAAATAATACCGCTGTTTGGGCTTTATTCGATTGCGCGCAGGTAGAGGACGGCGCAGAGACCACCACCTACATCGACGGCTACCAACCCGGCTGCTATTGGAACGGTACGCCGCACGCCTCCACCTCCACCCGTTCAGACCAGACTCGCGAGGGCGGGCGAATCATACCGCTCAATACCGTTACCTCCAGAATACTAAGTATCAACGGCGCTGGGATGCCAGGGTTTACCAATGTCAGTATGCCGTTCGGTTTGATTGGAGGCGAGATATACCAACGCACCGTGAAACAGGTACGCACGTTCATGGTTGAGGTATTGATCGAAGGGACGAGCCGGGATGATCTGCATTCCAAGCGGCGTGTGCTTGAAGACCTGTTGAAGTTCGACCTGGTTACCCCTGTACAACCAGTAAAGTTGCTATATAACGATGGTATAAGCGCTACGACATTGACTATCCATGCTGTGTATGACGCTGGATTAGAGGGCGCTCCGTTTGGCGGCGGCGGGAACGCTTTGTGGGAGAAGGTCATGCTGCGCTTTATCGCCCACGATCCGCTCTGGTACGATGACCGGCAAGCGTGCCAGGTGTTGGGGTACAACCAGACGGTGACAAACGCGAACTATATTCTACAGCGCAAGTCTGGGGTATGGTCGGCGCTGAATTATGGAACCAATGGATCTGTTTATGCTCTTATATTTGCTCCAAGTGGCTTACTTTATGTATGTGGAGCTTTTTCAAAATGTGGAAATGCTGCCGCCGCTGATTTAACTGTCAACGGAATTGCAAGTTGGAATGGGGCAACCTGGGCGGTCCTGGGCGCAACCGGCGTATCGGGCGGCGGGGCTGTAGTTTACTGTATGACAATTGGACCTGATGGAGCATTATATATTGGTGGTAACTTCTCGCTGGCGGGTGGTGTAGCCAATACTCTTAATATTGCCAAGTGGGATGGTTCGGTGTTTACACCGCTCGGAACAGGCTGTAATGGGGCTGTGGAGAGTCTCCTATTTAGTTCAGACGGCAATCTCTATGCAGGGGGAGCTTTTCACTTGGCGGGTGGTGTAGCCAATACTGTCCATGTTGCCAAATGGAATGGAACTGTGTGGTTACCACTCGGGACAGGAATGGATGATGACGTACATTGCATAGCCCAAGGTAACGGTACAACCATTTATATCGGCGGCGAATTTTTAAATGCTAATGGTGTAGCCTGTACAAGGATCGCAAAATGGAATGGGACGACTTTTATCCCGTTAGGATCGGGATTTGATGCTTTTCCAATTGCATTAACTTTGGGACCTGACAAAAAATTATATGCAGGTGGTACATTCCATAATGCCGGTGGAATTGCCTGTAATCATATTGCGGCATGGAACGGTATAACCTTCTTGCCTCTGAGTACTGGTTTAAATAACGAGGTAAGTAGTCTTGCCTTTAACCAAAATCAAACTCTATATATTGGTGGCAATTTTACAATAGCCGGGGATGTTACTGTTCCCGATGGAGTTGCAATATTTACAGGTTCAGCATGGTTGCCATTGGATGTAGATTTACCGGGAACTCCAACTACTATTGATAGTTTATGTTTCGATAATCGTTCTAATTTATATGTCGGGTATATTGATACTGGTTCCGCCACCTCCGCCACAGTCACGGCCACCGTCAACGCCTCCACCAAAACATACCCGTCAATCTGGATGGTCGGTCCCGGTACGATTTATCAGATCATCAACTACACGACCGGACGCGCTATCTACTTCAATGCCCTTACCATCCAGGCGGGCGAGCAATGCGCGCTGTACCTGAAGCCGGGCAATGTGCATTTCGTTTCGAGTTGGCGGGGCGACATCAATAACTACATCCTGCAAGGCTCGAATATGGATTGGTATCTCCAGCCGGGGTCCAACAACGTGAGCGCCTATCTCGTAGGCGGTACGGCGGCTAGCCTGGTCTATATGAATTGGAATGATGCCAAGTGGTCGAACGACGGTGTGGCATGACCCTGACGCCTAACCAATACGATATCCGGCTTAAAGACGCGGTTGGGAACGTGCTATGTCCTAAGATCGACAATTATGTATCCTTCGAATACACGAAGTCGGTCAACAACGTGGGCGCGTGTAACCTGGTCATGTCAGATTCGGACATTATCAAGACCGTCAATTCATGGGATAAGTTCAAAACGGATGGGCGCATAGAAGTTTGGCGCTCGATCAACGGCGCGCCGTTGTACCTGGACGGCTTGTACTTCATCCGCAAGTTCTCCCGAGACCTAAGTGAACGCGGCGAGCAAACCATGACCTTCGTGGGCGAGGATTGCATATCCCTACTCAAACGCCGTACCACAAATGTCAAGCCAAAGAACGCCACAGTAAATATCAAGGTGGCTGACTATGCCGATGACGTTATCAAAGATTTATTCAAAAACTATCTCGGCGCGTCCGCGGGCGCGGGTTTCGACCTATCCGCCTACATCACCCAGCAGGTAGACCAGAGCGCGGCACAGACTATCACCAAGCAGTTCCCGGCATCCAATGTGCTCCAGGTCATGCAAGAAATTGCGCAGTCGTCAACGGAGTTAGGGACCTACCTGGCCTTTGACATTGTAGCAGATGGGAACACAATGGAATTTCGCACCTATACCGCACAGCGCGGTATCGATAGGCGCGCATCGATCGTAGGCGCGGCGCTCTTGATAGGTCCAGAAGTGGGGAATGTCCTGGCCTGCCATTACGAGGACGACCACACAAACGAGGCAACCTATCTCGTGAACGGCAACCAAACGGCATCCTCCTCAGAGCGGGAAGGCGTTTCGCCATTCGGACGCATTATGAAGGTTATTTCATCAGCGCCCTCCGGCTCTAATGCACAGAAACTTGCCGATGCCAAGGCGCAACTAAGATATAACCGGCCTAAACGTGTATTCACGGCAAGCATGATACAGACCGAGGGTTGTCTATACGGGCTACATTATGGTTACGGCGATTTTGTAACGGTCTCATTTTGGGATCAACAATATGATTGTCACCTGGATGCGGTGGATATCAGGCTGGGTGATAGTCAGGAACAGGTAAATTGTATCTTCAGGGGCGAGTATCAGGCATGGCTATGAGGCGATATGTTAGCAGATATTGAAGCGCTAAAACGACAATTGGACGGGATGAAAACCTGGGCAGATTATTCCAGCGATGACTGGACGCCGACCTTTACCGGCTTCTCGGCTGACCCGGCCAGCCCGAGCTGCCGGTATGTCCTGATCGGGAAAATATGCACGGTATTTGTGGTTTTATCCAATCCTGGCACATCCAATCAAACCTACTTTACTATGACCGGTCCATTCACGGCAAACGCATCCGGCGCACAGCGGGGTTCGATTTGTTATTATGCGATTGATAACGGTGCGGTGCTGGCAACGCCCGCAATGGCGCTCATCAATGCCAGCAGTAATATCATCGTGCTTTATAAAGACGCCGCAGGAGCAGCCTGGACGGCTGCCAATGGGAAAGCGGCGAGATTCACGCTGACCTATGAGATCGAAGAATAATCGGGGAAAAATGGCCCTAGATAGTCAGCGCACCATTGGCAACCACACAAAATACATCGGCGGAAATACGTTAATTACTGGCCCAGGATATGGATCAATTGGATCTGGATATGCTGCCCACGTCGGCTCGGGTGCGATTGTTGATGTGGGTATATGGTAGGGCAAGGGTAAGGTCGGCTTTAGCGTACGCGTAGGAGTCGGTAGGGAGATAGACGATTCATTAGCAGATGCATTGATCCGTACAGAGTAACCCGTCCAGACAATGATAATTACAAATATGATTACGATGGCTAGTATCTTTTTCATGGCATCTCCTCTCAATTCTATTGTACATCAATTCGCCAGGTGGGGGAGTGGTTATCGTTCATCTTTATGCTTTCGATAACTGTAATTATCTCAAGCATGAAAGCTGGTTAAAAGACGGTCTGGTTGATGCCTCCCATATCAAATACCATTGCAGCGCCGAGGCAAGCAAAATAGCCAGGATGAAGTAATATACAGCCATTGCTATCAATACAAACCTGAGTACAATTATAAGACTCACCATAAACCACCTCCCCACTCACCCACTAATCACGAGATAATCAGTCCATATTAACAAAGGATGATTTTATTAGGTCAATATTAGTAGACTTTTTCCGGATCATTCTTGTCGTAGAATATAAATTCCATGCGAGCCAAAATAACTCCGGGTAGACGTTCTGCTCTTTTCACCATGCAACTAGCGCACAGCAACCCATTCTTTTCGGGATGGACCATTAGCCATTGTTCATCCGAGAGCATGGTGTCAAGTTTGAATTTTTTATAGGGTTTGCCGCAATCATCACATTTCGCCACGACTATCTCCCGATCTAATAAAACGAAAGTTCTATCTAGTCTTACCATCTTTTTGTGCGATCTTCTCAAGGATCATCCCCGCAATCGCTTCATCGTCGTCGCCGTAAGGATTGTCAGGTGCGGTCTTGATAACTCGAATAGCCTCCACCGCATAAACCTCAGCAGCCGTCAAAACCTTCTTACGTTTTTCTGGGTTCGTGAAAAACTCAATCC